CAAGAAAAAAGTTAAAAAAGTTTTGCAAGGGTAGTTTGCGAATGATGGCAAAGGCTTAATGCAAGTAAGTTGCAATAGAATTCATTTCCTGATGGACTCGCAAAAAAAGAATTCATGCATGAAGTGAGCAACTGCACAAGAAGAGCAACTGTACCAAGTAGCGAACGCGAACGATTGAAGAACATGACCGCGAATTCATGGCAAAGATTGCGTTTGATATGTCACTGATTCCCGCAAGCCCTGCAACTATCACAACTAGCAAAAGACTAGTTATCGTGTGCCTTCCAAAACAGACCTGAAACCGCCCCACTATCGAGACGCACATGCCCGGATCAACTGACACGTGTCAGAGGGGGGGCGGGGGTGCGCGTCATAGCGCGCTAATCTCTCTATTATCATCACCTCCCCCACAACTTTTTTCGCAATAAGCCCCATACCGCCCCCCACCGCAGCCCCATGATCCCCTTTATCCTATCCGTCCTATCCGCGCTATATGTGCTATTCGCGCTCTATGTGCCGTAGGGTAGGCCACCCCTCGTCATAGAGTTGTGCGAGTGCTAGGAGCCATTCGTAGTCGTATCGAGTGGTTTGTATATTTTGAACCCGCTGTTGATGACTACTTCTTTGCATAGGTCTAGGAATTCTTGGTCTGTCATATGTCCCTTTGCCTGGTTTGCTTCTGAGCATAATATCTGGAGGTTGTTAATGGTATTGTCCCCCCCACGGGCAATCGGGATGATATGGTCGTATTGGTAGTCTTCTGGATTATTCCAGTTGAGTGGTCTTCCGGTTAATGCGCAAGGGAAGTGGTCTCCATATTTTGCGTGAACATCTTTATAGTTAAAGGTCATAGACTTTTGGAATTGGTGTGGTTTTTGGGAGATAGACTTTTGTATCTGTCTGGGGGACTTATGCTGATACCACGGCTTAGTGGGGGGTGATGGATCGCGTGGGTTTTGGAAGCTCCATATGCGCTTCATTAGGAGAGGTACGGGTGATTGACCTCTCAGCTTAGCTTCTCGTTGTCTTACCTTTTGTTTTTGTCCTGGGGATAGGTGGTAAGAGATTGTGGCTTTTGAGCAGGATAGATGCTGCTTAATTTTATTATATGACCACCCTTGTTTTCTAAGGGCGATTATCTTAGGCCCTAGACCCTTATTCCCCATCCTCGTCTTCTTCTAGGTGTACAACCTTTTGTTCTGAAGCTTCTGTGGGTTGTTCTTTGACTGTCTTTGATGCCCCCTTGAGTATTTCGCGTACTTGATCGGGTGACATGTCTGACTGTCCTAGGGTGACATTAGCGGATGCTGTAATGTTTGATGGTCTACCTGAGACGGTGAGGAACTTGTCCATTATGATGGATACTGCATAAGCTAGGTTTTGCGGAGGTATGTCATCTAGCTTGGAGTGTAAGATGTTGAGTGCATCCCCTACCATGTTTGAGAGCTTGCCATTTACCTGGTTTAAGAATTCTTGTTCCGTCATATCTAGACGGTAGCGTAGGAAGTTTGCGACTGACTGTCTGAGTTCTGGGTTTGCCTTTGTGAGTTCTCTAGCTTCTTCGGTTGCGTTTGATTGTTTGGCCGCGATCTTGGCGGCAGATTTGATTATTTTACTCTTTGTCATGTCATCAACGAATCCTCTTACGGAGTTTGGTTTTTTTCTTCTGCGGTAGAATCTTGGCATATTTTTTGTCTTTTAGTTCAATTTAGTTGACATAGCAATATAAAAGAATACGAGTGACTACAGATGAATACGGAACGAGCAAAGAAGATATTGGATGATTCAGGGGTTGAGCATTCTGCTTTTGCTCAGAGGCTTGGTATTAAGGCGAATAGCTTTCGTATGAACTTGAGTATGGGACGGTTGAGTAAGAAAGCTGTGGCTTTGCTCTTGGAGTTGGAAGCGGATCTTAAGGAGGACGAACCTTCTGAAGCGAGTATCGTGAAGGAGGGAATAATCCGTCAGACTTTAGAGCAACCCTTAGAGCGAATGGGCAAGGTATATATGCTCCCTAAGAACCCGTATTTAAGAAATGTTGAATTCTCGGATGGGAGTCATGGCAAGTTCAAGGCACAACCTGGTAAGTTTGGATTGGGTGCTGTTGTCAAGTTGGCACATGAGAAGGGTGACATGTATCGCTTAGTGGGGAATTACGATAGGAAGGATAGATTGTGTGGATAATACCCAAAACGTTATCTCATTTTGTACCGGCTACTCCGGGCTTGAGATTGGAATTAGACGAGCGGGCGTGGATGTTCGCACAATCTGTTACCTGGAGATCGAAGTTTATGTCCAAGCAGTATTGGTTAAAGCGATGGAAGAAGGGCGATTATGTTCAGCGCCTATTTGGACTAACGTTAAGTCCTTCGATGCACGCCCCTTTCGTGGAATCGTGGACGGAATCACAGGAGGCTTCCCATGCCAGCCATTTTCAAGCGCCGGAAAGCGAAAAGGGCAAGAAGACCCAAGGCACTTATGGCCAAGCATCGCAAACTCTATTCGACTTTGCCGACCCGGATGGGTCTTCCTCGAAAACGTGCCAGGATTGGTTACCCTTGGGTTGCGTGACGTCTTGCAAGACTTGGGGCGAATGGGTTACCGAACGACGTGGGGTATATTCTCAGCGGAAGAAGTTGGCGCGCCACACCAAAGGAAACGAGTCTTCATCTTGGGGTACTCCGCAAGCCTCCGACCACATCGAGGGAGCGAGAACTGCGAAGGAGAGCAATCAGAAGTGCTTGGGGAGAGACTTGAATCAGATGGAGAATTGGCCCACCCCGCGAGCCGGGAACCCCGGCAGTCGCAAGCCCGGAACGGGGGGCAAGATATTGGCGGAGGAAGCGAAGAAGAATTGGCCGACACCCGCAACAAGGGATCATCATCCGCAGGGGGTGAATCACAACACAAAGGCGCAATCAAGCAGTCTTTCCACAATTTTAGCGAAGGAACACGCTGGCCCGCCCGCCCCGGAGAAGAGCAATACGAGTGGGAAGAACCACGGGTCGTGGCCAACAGCAAGTGCGAGAGATTGGAAGGACAACGGAACAACAAAACCGAACAGCATTGGGAAAACGAGGGGGTTCAGTCTCGGCCAAAAAATGGTGGAGACAAGCACACCAGGAAAACTCAATCCGAATTGGGTCGAGAGTCTCATGCTAGGCAGGGGCATGACAGGGTGGACCCAATTGCCAACCGAGTGGATCGCCTCCGACTCTTAGGCAATGGCGTTGTACCCCAAACAGCAGAACTTGCATGGAGAACTTTATGGAAACAATTAAACGACAAATACGATGATTGACCCAATAGAACCTAACGACGATTGGCTTTGCGACGAATACTGGGGTTGCGACGAAGACGAGGATGACGAAACCGATCAAGAGGAGGAGTGAAAAGTTGCTTACCCTACCCGAAGCACATGAGGCTTGGGAGCGTTTTTGGAGTAATACGAGAATACTCGGATTCACTGAGGATGAGCATGGGGACAAGCAAGCTATTCGTACTGGTATTCAACGCATCATGCCTGAGAACTACGGGAGTCTTAACTTTAAGAACAAGAAGAAATGAGCCAAGCAAGCAGACAGTGTATCCATGAATTAAAAGCTTTGTTCCACAGGTGGGAAGAGGAGAGTGACTTAGAGCAGGATGATATCCTAGACTGTACTAAAGACGCTCTGAATGAGTATTACGATGAAGACGTCATTGAATTTGAGAGTGATATTGACGAGGAGGAGGAATGAATATCCATAAGCCCACGAAACTAAACACTAGTTGGCAACAAATGGTCATCCGCTTGACCAAGGAACGGGATGAATTGAAGGTCGATTACAAGGAACTCAGTAAGGAGAACCTAGAACTCAAGAGAAGGTGTTCCGATCTTTGGCGCGAGATTACGGAAGAAAGGGCAAAGAATTGCAAGTAATATGAAAATACCAAAATTATATCCTAAGTATTGCATACTGTATGGCATGGAAAGTTTGTTGGGGGAGTTTAGGTCAATCCCTACTCCCGTGCGGAAAAAACTAATAAAACTAATGGCGAGAATCTCGGAGAAATCTTATCGAAGGGGGGTTCACCAAGCTTTAAGTCTCAAGGTCAAAAGCGATTTTCCATACGATGATATTCATAAATGGAGATATGCGAACCCGGATAAATCAGTTGGTTTAGGCATGAATGGTCTGACGGAGTCAACCAAGGGAAGATTCTTTGAGCAGAACCCTGAGCTTCACGATATTGGTATTGACGAAGAGTGATTCGTGAAATGTCCAGAGGGATTCAACCCGATCTTTTGGAAAAGGTACGGGCGAGCAATACCAATATCAGTTGCAGTATTACCAAAGTGCGACTTGAAAAAGTTGGGGCCACCATGCTCGAAATTAAGCCCAGAGACGTTGGAACGGATTCGGAGGGATGGACAGTTGGGAAAGAAGAAATCCCGGTCCAAACGCTCGAAGAAGGGATAGTGGTGGCGATGGAGATCCAAGCGAGGGAATGACCTTTTTTTATATTACAAGACTACAAAACGCTACACAATGAAGCACATTTTATCACTTGGGGCGGGAGTACAATCAAGCGCGATGGCACTAATGGCAGCAAGGGGGGAGATTACCCCCATGCCCGATTGTGCGATCTTTAGTGACGTTGGTTCACCAACTCATCCCGCTGAACCCAAAAGCGTTTACACTTGGTTGGATTGGTTGGAGGAACAACTTCCCTTTCCGGTGTATAGGGTTCGCGAGAAGAATGGATTACTTGCAGACGTGGAGAACGGAATCAAGGGCAACCGTTGTTCCAATCCTCCGTTCTTTACGGAAACTGGATTGCTTATGCGTACTTGCACGTCTGACTTCAAGATTCGTCCGATCAATCGAAAAACCAAGGAGGTTGCCGGGTGGAAGGGGCGTAAACCAAAAAAACCAATCGTGACTACTTGGATTGGTATTTCAAAGGACGAAATCCAACGAATGAAGGAATCCAACGAATCTTGGATTCAACATCGTTGGCCTTTGATAGAGTTGGATATGCACCGTCATCATTGCTTAAAGTGGATGAAGGACAACGGATACCCCAAGCCTCCACGATCCGCTTGTTGGTTTTGCCCATACCACTCGAACAAAGAGTGGCGTAGGCTTAAAGACGAGGAACCCGAAGAATTTGCCAAGGCGGTAGACTTGGATAAGCGTATCCGTAACGGAGTTTATAATACCAAGCAAAAGCTTTACCTTCATCGCAGTCATCAACCCTTGGATGAGGTTGACTTGAGAACGGATACCGAAAAAGGACAAAAGGAATTTGGGTTCCTTCAGGACTGTGACGGTATGTGCGGAGTATGAAGCTAACCCTCCAACCCGATGAAGTCCAAGTCTGCCAAATGGTTGGACGAATGCGTAGTCTCATTGCCCGTGGAAACGGGGTGCGTGATGCGAAGATGGGAAGCCAGGACGGAGCGGAAGCAGATGTGATGGGCATGATGGCAGAATACGGATTTGCCAAGCAGATGAATGTCTTTCCCGACTTGGGACTTACACCTAGAAGCGGATCTGCGGATGGGGTGATGCCAAGTGGTAACCGTTATGACGTCAAAGCGTCCAAGCACAAAACCGCCCGATTGCTTTCAACGCTCAAAGTAAACCCCGATGTGGATGTTTATGTTCTTTGCGTGGTCGATGGAACGATTCTTGATTTCAAGGGATGGGCATACAAGGAGGAATTAATCCGCGAGGAGAACAAGACCAACTTGGGACATGGTACGGGGTATGCCCTAACGCAAGATAAGCTTAGAGGATTCGATGCCTAAGATAACCTACACGGACGAAGTAAACGCTCACTTCGGAATCCCTTGGACGGATGACTTGAAGTACGACAAGGGCGAGCTAGTCTGTGCGTTGAGTCCCGAAGAGATTGATCGCTTGACCATAGAAGACCCGGAGCGAGCGCAAACACTTACCCGTCTGTTAATGGATCAACCTGGTTCCGAGAAGGAAGACCCTATCCAATGGGGATGGACTTTACCGGGTTGGCGGCGCGTGATGGAGAGATTCGATAAGGATAAGATCCATGTGATACTCGGAGGGAACAGATCGTCCAAGTCTATTTTTTCAACCCGTATGCTTGTGCATTTGGCTCAGACTATTCCCGAAGCGGAGATTCGCTCGATGCATGTGACAGAAGAGCGATCAATTCAAGACTCGCAGAAAATGGTATGGGCTGCGCTTCCTGCTCGATACAAGAGATCAAAGAAGAAGGGACCGAATCACAGTCTTCAATATAATCAGAAGAACGGATTCAATTCGGCTAAGGCGATCCTTCCACCTACCGACCCAACCGCAGAGCGTGGCTCAACGATATACTTCAATAATTATCGCCAGTTCATGGCAGACCCGCAAATTTTCGAGGGATGGTCTGCTCATTGCATCCACCTTGAGGAAGAGGTTCCCAATAATATTTACGAAACCCTGTTGGGTCGAACGGTGGACTATCATGGGCGTTTGATTTTATCATTCACAACCCTTCAAGGTTTCACTCCACTGGTTGATAGTTTACTCAAGGGTGCGGAAACCGTAAGGACGAGGTATAGTGAACTCTTGCAAAGAGAATTACCCGTTGAACAAATCTCCGCAAATTGGCCAGATTGCCGGATACACTTTCTGTGGACCCAAGATAATCCATTCATCGACGGGCAAGAATTGGTACGGACATATGCACGGCAATCCCAAGAAGTAAAGCTTGCTAGATTATACGGAATACCTTCGCGTTCCTTCCAAGGGCGTTTTCCAAAATTTAACCGAGAGACCAACGTGGTTGAGCATGAACAAATTCCGTTCATCAAAGATCCGTCCATTGATGTTACTAGGTACTTCATATGCGATCCAGGCGGAAGCAAGCCTTGGGTAGCACTATGGATCGGAGTAATCTCCGATGGTCGAGCATACGTCTACCGAGAATTCCCTGACAGCACAATGGGTGCTTGGGCATTACCCCATATTAACGGAGCAGGGAAGAGCGTAGGCAAACCTGGTCCCGGTCAGCGTCCGTTGGGTTGGGGGTATGTTGACTACCAAACTCACTTTGAGGACTTGGAGGATGGCGAGGATATCTTTGAACGAATCGTTGACCCAAGGATGGGAGCGGCCACGGTGCGAACCAAGGAGGGTGAGTCCAATATCATTAATACGATGAGCAACCTTGGTTTCGTATTTCGTGCCGCACCTGGTGTAGACATTGAGGCAGGGATTGCAAAAATCAACGATGCCTTGAGTTGGGATGATACCGAACCCATGACTGACGAGAATACTCCAAAGCTATTCGTGAGTGACAGGTGTGACAACACGGTGAATTCAATGATGGAATACTCAGGGCAGAGCAGATCAGAACACTGGAAAGACCAGATCGATTGCTTGCGTTATTTTTACGTTAGTGGTCCCGACCATGTGACCGAATCAAGCCTCCAAGCAACGGGTGGGGGAGGGTACTAACTACACCACGCTACGATTGCGTTGACCTGTAAGGCGTATTGCCTTACAATCTGTAACGCAATGTTGTCAGCAGCAGATCCCGAACTTCTTTACGTCTCCAAAAAGCCTGATATCGCTTATCTGGCACAGACCTACAAGGAAACCCAGTCCGACTTGGGTGAGTGGTTGGACCGCAAACAACGCGACTACGATGTAAGGAATTGCCAATGGGCAGGTAAGTCGGATGACTTTAAGAAGCACGCATCACTGAGTTCCACCGGGGAAGTATTTCCTTGGGAAGGGGCATCCGATAGCGAAATCCGCATGGCGGACGAGATAATCGGATGCAAGGTTTCGATGGTAATGAATGCGATCCGACGTGCGCACATTGTGGCTACCCCAACCGAATCGAACGACGTTGAGCGTTCAGCCGTAATTAGCAACTTCCTTCGTTGGCTCATCAACACGAAGATGACAGAGTTCTACTCTGAGATGGAACTTTCAATGAATCATCTCTTTGAGAAAGGGATGACTGTAACTTACTGTTATTACGATCAGCAAGAGTTGAAGCAGCAGCAGACCATAAGGCTTGAAGAAATAGCCCAAGCGTTGCCATCCATTGCGGAAGTCATCCAAGACGGATCGATGGATGATGAGTTGAGTGAGACCCTCAAGGAACAATTCGGAGTATCCCGCACCAAGGGTAGGGCAATGCTACGAGAACTCAGAAAAGACGGTGAGACTACTGTTCCAGTGACGCGAGAAGTCATTAGCCGCCCCAAGATAAAAGCACTTGCCCCTGACGAAGATGTGTTCTGGCCGAACTACACGATTGATCCGCAGGAGGCTCCCTATGTTTTTCATGTGGTCAACATGACTCCCGAACAGATTCGTTCAAAGATCAACACTGAGGGATGGGATAAGAAATTTGTCGAAGAAGTAGTTGAGCTTGCGAACAATGCCGAGGCCGAGGACAACCTTTACAATATTCGCGAGCAAGACGAATTCGTTCACTCCGATGACCAGTATGTAAAGATCGTCTATTGCTACCAAAGACTTTTAGATGAGGACAACATTCCTGGAATCTACCAAACGATATTTCATGCTAGTGTAACGGACACCTACGCCCATCATCAATTAATGGACTATGCTCATGGCAAGTATCCGTTCACGGTTACCACATGGGAGCGTACATCCAAGCGACTTTATTCGTCCCGTTCAATACCGACTATTGCGGAACCCGATCAACAGGCATTGAAGGTAGAAGTAGACTCAGCAATAGACGCTCAGTCTTTGACTACACTTCCACCAATCGAACATCCACTTGGACGTAGCCCAAGTCGGTTCGGCCCCGGTGTAAGATTACCTTATCGTACTCCTGGTGAGGTTCGTTTTGCGGATACGCCACGTGGTTCAACAGTAAACGTAGAACTCCGCAGGTATATCCAAGAACAGGTAAACCGATACTTTGGAAGGAATGGTCCTGGCGTTGATCCGGTTGAGGCACAGATGAAGCAGCAGCATATCATCGACAAAGTATTCTCTCACCTTCGCCAAGTCCTTGATCAAATCTTTAGCCTATATCAACAGTATGGTCCGGATGAGGAATTCTTTCGGGTTACGGGAATGCAGGACTTGCAAAAGTTCAGTAAGGGCAACCCTGGTGAACGATTTGACTTTTCACTTCAATTCGATGCGGCCTCACAAGATCCAGCCCAAATGCTTGATCGTGTAAAATCAATTGCCGAGTTGGGTGGAATGTTGGACAAGAACGGCACGCTTGATACCGAAAGACTTTTACAAATTGCAGTTGGACAAATCCTACCTGGTGCTGCGGAGAGCATAATGATTCCAAAAGAGACTGCATCCCAAAAGGCAGTGGAGGAAGAGCGTCAAACTATTGCGGAGATATATGCGGGAGTGCCTCCAAATGTTCGTCCAAATGACGCTCACGAAATGAAACTCCAAGTATTTCAACAGTGGTTACAACAACCCGACGTCACACAAAAGGTTCAACAAGATCCTGCCTTGCAGGAGCGTATTCAGAATTACCTGCAACAAAGACAGATGCAAGTAACTCAGAAACAGAATGCTCAGATTGGCAGACTCGGAGCCGCACCAACTCAGTTTGGGGAAACCCCAAGCGCATCATAGGAAACATCATGCCCTACGGAAAAGGTACATACGGAAGCAAGGTTGGAAGACCTTCTAAGAAAGCAAAAGCAATGGCACGGAAGAAGATGCCAGTGAAAAAGAAAAAGATGCTGAAGAAACGGTGAGTGTTGAATACCGTGGCGAAAGGTTCAGCGGGTATAATAAACCAAAGCGTACCCCAAAGCACCCCAAGAAGTCCCATGTCGTTCTAATCAAGGACAACGGCAATGACCGTATGATTCGATTTGGCCAACAGGGTGCATCGACTGCGGGTAAACCCAAAGCGGGTGAAGGACAAACGATGAAGAAGAAACGAGCATCCTTCAAAGCTCGGCATTCTAAGAATATCGCTAAAGGAAAAACCTCGGCTGCCTACTGGGCCAACAAGGTAAAGTGGTAAACCAAGGAGAAAACAATATGCCCCGTAAGAAAAAAACCTACCACGAAATTGATCCCGAAGAAGCGATCCAATCGTTAACCTTCTTAAAGGGTGAACCAAATTTTTTGAAGTACATCGAGATGCGCGAGTCAATGCGCGAAGAAGTAATTCGCCAACTCCAAGTCAAGGAGGTCATCGAGTGTACGAACCGACACTATATGCTCTGCGGAAAACTCGAAGCAATAGACGAAGAACTCGATACCTTTTACCGACTGTAAACTTTTTGCAAACATGGGGATGTTCATGCTTACCCCTTGCGAGTCCCGCCAACTCGCAGGGGGTTTTTTGTTTTTAATTGTCCTGTAAGGTAATATGCCTTACAATTTGTAACAGCGAAAAAAGCGCTAATTATGACAGTCGAATCAATCGAAGCCGAAGTCGCTACCTCTGAACCTGCTGAGAGTAGTGTAACGCCCGAAGAGGGGAATCTAACAATGGCCGAGTATGCAGCAAATCTGCTGAAAGCTCAGTCTGAGGAGGAGCAACCCGAATCACCCGAAGAGGAAACAGAACCTTCTGATCTAGCTGAAGAGTCTGAGGAACCGGAGGAAACACAGTCTACTGAGGAACCGGAAGAATCGGATCAAACCGAAGCCACCGAACCGAACACTGTTCTTTCTAAATTCAATATTGATCTGGACTCATTGTCCGAAGATGAAACCAAGGAACTCGCGAAGTCGCTTTCCCTAAGTGCAGTCAAACGCTTTGGCGATCTGACCGCACAGAAGAAAGCACTGGCACAGGAGAATGCCGAGCTACAAGCGCAAGCCCAAGCAAAGCCCGAACCTGCCAACAACGAGAGTCCTTCGTTCTTGAAAGACAATGCACTGCACAACGTCAACGATGTCCAAGCACTCACCAAAGAAGTCGAAAACCTAACCACGCTCGTAGAATGGGCTGAAGAAGGGTTGGAGAATGAAGTTGAGTACGACGATAACGGTGACGAGTACGTAGCCAAGGATGGGGATAAAACCTATACCAAAGCCGACCTTCGTAGAATTCGAGCAAACGCTCGTAAGGTTCTCCGCAAGGACGCACCCGCGAGACAGAAATGGATCGAGGAG